GGGCAGCTTCTGGGATTCGACATCGCAGTATGTGGCGACGATCAACACGCCAACCGCAATACTGCTGCGTTCTGGCGACTTGAGCAACTACGGCGTTGCAGTTGCATCAGGCAGTCGTATCACGGTGCTGCATCCTGGCGTTTATAGCATCACATTTTCAATCCAGTTCACCAATAGCGATAACAGCATCCATGACATCAACGTATGGCTGCGCAAGAATGACAGCGGCAGCAGCGGTGATGTAGCAGATTCAGATAGCCGCTTCAGTATCATCGCGCGGCATGGCAGCACTGATGGCAACATCATCGGCACGGTGAACTATGTGCTGAAGCTGGCCGCAGCTGATTACATTGAACTGATGTGGGCGGCAAGTGATGTTGATGCTTACATCCACGCCGAAGCTGGCAATGCCACGCATCCTGCCATCCCTGGCATCATCTGCACAGTCACCCAAGCTGCCAGCGCCTGAGCCATGACAACACGCCGCGAGAGCATCCTGGCCACTATTGCCTCATCACTGGCTGGTACGACAGGCGTCAGCACGCGCATCTACCGCAGCAGGGTGGAGCCGATCACACGCGGCGAGTCGCCGGCCATTGTGGTTGAGCCGATCTCAGATCAGGCCAACACGGACGTGAGCTTCTGCAAAACCGACTGGAGCCTAACCGTACGCATCGCTGTGATTGTGCGGGGCACCATCCCGGACCAGCAGGCGGATGCAACTATCGAAAGCCTGCACGCCAAGGTAATGGCCAACCAGACAGTTGGCGGCTATGCCATGAGCATTGAGCCACGCGGCGTGCAGTTTGACATGATCGAAGCGGACCAGCCCGCAGGAGTGATCGCGTGTGATTACCTGATCAGGTATCGCACAGCAGTCGCTAATCTGGCGACAGGTTGATCATCGCTAGCATGTTGGATGAGCACCACGGCCAAGGCGGCTCCTACGTCTTGGATCCTGAAACCGGCGTAAGGCGTCCGGTAATTCCAAGCCAAACCGAGCCTATTACCGATGGCACTGCTGACACGCAAGCAACTCCTTCTCGTAAAAACCGAGGCAACGTACGCGACTGATTCCAGCCCGGCTGGGACGGATGCGCTGCTGGTCCGCTCGATTGATGTCACACCGCTTGAGTCGGATGTCGTCAGCCGCGAGTTGATCCGGCCATGGCTGGGCAACAACGACCAGCTGCTGGCCAATCAGCGCGTGCTGATCAATTTCCAGATTGAGCTGACCGGATCCGGCGCCGCTGCTACAGCGCCGCGATTTGGCGCCTTGCTGAAGGCGTGCGGCATGGCCGAGACCACAACCAGCTCTGCAGTCACCGGCACCGCTACGGCAGGCTCTGCTGGCAGCATCACCCTGGCGGCAGGCGCCAGCGCTACGGATGATGCCTACGTTGGCATGATCATCAGCATCACCAGCGGCACCGGATCGGGCAGCACCGGCGTGATCACTGACTACGTGGGCAGCACGAAGGTGGCAACGGTGCAGGCCACCACTGCCAGCTTCACGCCTGGCGCCAGCAGCAACTACAGCATCGCCGCCAATGTGGGCTACAAGCCAGTCAGCAGCAGCTTTGACAGCGTTACCATCTACTACAACAACGACGGCGTGCTGCACAAGGCCACCGGCTGCCGCGGCACATTCTCGCTGAGCGCTGAGGTGGGAGCAATCCCGACGATTGATTTCGAGTTCACCGGGATCTACAACGCACCGACTGACACGGCGGCGCCAGCCAGCACCTATACCGCACAGGCTGACCCGTTGATCTTCAAGCCGGGCAACAGCAGCACGTTCAGCTTCCTGAGCTATGCCGGCTGCCTGCAGTCGCTCAGCCTTGACATGGCTAACGAGCTGATCTACCGCGAGCTGCACCAAGGAGATCATGATCACCAACCGGGCGCCATCCGGCGAGTGCATGATCGAGGCTGTGCCGATCGCCACGAAGGACTATTTCGCCATTGCCAACAACGACACCACCGGCGTGCTGACGCTGCTACATGGCACAACCGCTGGCAATCGGGTCTCGCTGGTGGCGCCCAAGGTGGACATCAGCAACCCGACCTATGCTGACCAGGACGGCGTGCAAATGCTGAACCTGCCCTACGTGGCAATCCCGACCGGCGCCGGCAATGATGAAGTTGTCATTACCTTCTCCTGATCCTGCATGGCATTTGTCCTGAAGAAGTCGGCCACCTATGAGTGGCCGGTGCCGCTGCGCCTGCCGATTGATGGCGGGCGCTACGAGAAGCAGACTTTTGACGCGCGGTTCAACCGACTGGCGCAGACGCGGATTAACGAGATCCAGGATCTGTTCAGGGCAAAGCAGCGCGGCGATGATGGCATTGAGCTGACCGACCAATCGGTAGCTGATGAGGTACTGGCCGGCTGGAGCAATGTGCAGGATGAGGACGGCGAGGATCTGCCGTTCACTGCTGCCAGCAAGGCTGAGCTGCTGAATATCCCGGCAGTCGCGAGCGCCATTGTGGTGGCGTACTTCGAGAGCGTCACCGGCAACAAAGCAAAAAACTGAAGGACGCCGCCCATCATTGGGTCAAGGGCGGCGTGATCGACAAAACCGCAGACGATGCCGCGGTGCTTGGCGTGGTTGGGTTCGAGCCCGGCCAACCCGAGCACTTCGAGGTTGAGCCTGATGCGTGGCCTGCGCTGATGATGTTTCTTGACTGTCAGACGCAATGGCGCACCGGCCCTGGCGGCCTGATCGGACTGGACTATGGCGCAGTGGCGTGGCTGTTTAGACTGCGGTCAGTGGCGGATGAATCTGCGATGCTGAGCGATCTGCAGATCATCGAGGCTGAAATCCTGCGACTGCCTAGCCGTGAAGCTTGACGCAATCCTTAAGGTCAAGGCGGATGTTCAAGGCCAGGGCGAAATCGACGGCCTTAGCCGCAGCCTTGGCAATCTGAACAAGCAAGCCGGAGCAACGGGCGGCGGCCTTGGCCGCATGGGGCAGGCTGCCAAAGGCGTCGGCGGATTGATGAGTGCGCTGCTGCCGGTTGGGGCTGTTGCTGGCCTAACTGCAATCGCCAAGGGCTCGATTGATGCGGCAGACAATTTGAATGACATGAGCCAGCGCACTGGCGTGGCCGTGGAATCGCTCAGCAGGTTTGGGCAGGCAGCGCAGGATAGCGGCAGCAGCATTGAAGGTGTCGCCAAGGGCATGGGGCAACTTGCCAAGCGCATCACCGATCCAAGCTCTGCCGCCAGCAAGGCACTTTTCGGTATCGGTGTTGCAACCAGAGATGCGCAGGGCAAGGTTCGCAGCCTTGATGCTGTAATGCTTGAGATCTCAGATCGTTTCGCCAAGATGCCAGATGGCGCTGAGAAGTCTGCGCTTGCGATGCAGCTATTCGGCAAGTCTGGCGTTGAGCTGATTCCAATGTTGAATCAAGGCCGCGCCGCGCTTGAGCAATATCAAGCCACGATCTCTGGCGACATGGCGAAGTCAGCTGATGAGTTCAATGATTCATTGAATGCAATCGGCCGCAGCCTGAGCGGACCATTCAACGAAGCAGTCACGGCGTTGCTGCCTGCAATTACAAGCATTGCACAGGGCATTGTCGGCATCATTAAAGCATTCACTGCGCTTCCGCAGCCGGTGCAGGCCACGCTGCTGGTGATTGGCGGATTGCTCACGGCACTGGTTGCATTGGCACCCGCGATCTCGGCCATCATCTCGATCGGCAGCGCGATTGCTGGTCTGTTCGCAGCAGGTGGCGCACTGGCCAGCGCAGGCAGTATTATCGCCGGCATTGCTACCGCGTTTATCGTCCTGATCACTGGCCCGGTTGGCATCGTGGCGCTGCTGGTTGCAGCTGGCGTTGCGATCTACGCATTCCGTGATCAGATCGGCGCGGCATTTAATGCTGTGGTGAATTTCATTGGTGGAGCCTTTAATACGATTGGCAATCTATTAAAAGCTGGCGCGCAAGCTTACATGAACTACTACGTGAACCCCATCCTTGGATTCTTCAAGGGCCTGTACGATGGCGCAGTGGCGATCTTCAGCAAGATCGGCAGCGCGATCGGCAAAGCATTTGAGGCAGTAGTTGGCACGATCAAGAATGTCTTTCGCAGCGTGCTGCAGTATTTGGCGGACCGCGTGAACTTTGCGGCAGGATTGATCAATGTGCTGATCAGGGCATTCAATCGACTACCGGCACCTGACATTCCGGTGATACCAAGCCTCGCAGTGCCAGCCTTTGCGCAAGGCGGCGTGGTGAACCGGCCAACGCTGGCGATGGTGGGCGAAGGCGGCGAGCGCGAATATGTGGTGCCTGAATCCAAGATGGCCGCGGCCAGTAGCAACTTCCTAGCAGGCGCCCGTGGTGGCGCAGTGCTGGCTGGCGCGGCATCAGGCGGCGGATCGCCGACAATCAACATCACCACCGGCCCAGTGATGGAGTTTGACGGCCAGCGCTATGTCACAGTGGCCGACATGGAACGCGCTATGCGACTGACCGCTGAAGGCGTGATCGGCCGATTGCGCACGCCATCTGCACGCATCGCGCTAGGTATTGCCTGATGAGAGCGCAAAGCCAATACCTGCGAATCTATGACGCTGCTGGCGTTACCTACCAGCGCTGGCAGAGCTACTACGCCAACACCAGCGTCACATGGTCGAGCGCCAGCTGGAACTATGTGCCGTTTATTGCTGATGGCATCACCGCCGGCAGCAGTGGCACTGAGCAGTCAGTATCCGTCACCGCTGCAGCAACCGGCCTGGTGTTGGATGCGTTCCTCGCTGCCATCAGCGATGGCCGCCTGGTAGATCTCAGCATCTACCAGTTCGATTCCACCATCAACAACGACACACCGCAAGCTGGGCAGGAGCTGGTGGCTGCATACACCGGCCAAGTGGTTGGCGGCAATGGCGGATTGACTAGCCTGACCATACAACTCGGATCGGCATTGTCTCCCGTTGGAGCACAAGTGCCGCCGCGCCGGTTGACATTGGCGATCATGGGGCAGGGCATCAGGCAGTGAGCTTCCTTTCCTCCAGCGATCCACTGGCACTGCTGGCCATCCAGGC